GAACAAGGCGTGGTCGAGCTGCTACTGGGAAGAGGGCTGCAGCGACTACGGCAAGTTCCTGAGCGAGAAGGGTTATGACGACAAGCCGTTCTTTGCGCCGCGCTGGGATGTGTTGGGCGAAGACATCTACGGATCAAGCCCCGGCATGGATGCGCTCGGTGACGCCAAGACGCTGCAGGTGCGTGAAAAGCAGTTCGCGTTAGCCGTAGACAAGCACGTTGACCCGCCGATGGTGGGCGGACCGGATCTGGTCAACAAGTCCATTTCTGCGTTGCCCGGCACCGTGACGTTCAGCAATCCGTCGCAAGGAGGCTCCGCTGGCCTCGCTCCGATCTATCAAGTTACGCCAGACTATCAGGGCGCCTTGATGGACAAGCAGGATGTCATCAGCCGCATCCGAGACGCCTACTACGCCAACCTGTTCCTGCTCATCTCAGGGCAGGCCGACGACCCGCGCAAGACCGCGTTCGAGATCGGAAAGATGGATCAGGAGCGGTTGCTGATGCTCGGTCCCGTCCTGCAGCGTCTATTCAACGAGTTGATGGACCCGCTGATTGATCGAACCTTCGCGGTGATGCTGAAGCGTCCCGGCCTGATCCCTCCACCGCCCGAAGAGTTGCAGGGGCAGGCGCTTCACATCGACTACATCTCGATTCTTGCGCAGGCGCAGAAGTTCTTGATGACTGGCAGCATCGGCCAGTTCATGCAGTTCATCGGCGGCATCGTGGCGCTGTATCCGGGTGCCGTGGACAAGGTGGACTTCGACCAGGTCATTGACGAGTTTGCCGGTGACATTGGCGTGCCGCCGTCCATCGTGCGTTCCGACGATGACGTGTTGCAGATGCGCAAGCAGAAGGAGCAGCAGCAGCAGGCCGCGCAGATGGCGGCGATGGCTCCGGCTATTGCGCAGTACGCGAAGGCGGCGAAGGACTCCAGTGACGCGGTAGCCCAGCCCGGCTCGTTGCTGGGCGCGGCAGGGGCGGCAGCTAACGCGGGCCGCGGCGGATGAGTGGTCGCCAGTCCGAGTCAGAGAAGGAGGCGGCGCGCCTCAGGGCTGAGCGTATCGAGTCAGCTCAGCTCAAGGATCTGCGCGAGTTGATGGATAGCCCCGCGTTCCGTCGCTATCTCAAGCGCTACCTGTCGATCTGCAGCGTGTTCAAGACAACCTTCACCGGCAACAGCGAAACCTTCTTCAAGGAGGGCCAGCGGTCGGTGGGCACAACGATGTTCGGCGAGCTGATGCAGGCATGTCCGCAGCGCTTTCACGAGCTGATGGCCGAGGCATTAGCCAGCGACGAACCGGAGACAGACGGCGACTAACTCGCCACCAAACACCCATACCCACAAGCCGCCTCCGGGCGGATTTTTCATTCCAGAGGATTCCATGTCAGAGCAGACCCCCGCCGCCGCCACCACCACGGAAACGGCCGCCGCAGAAGCAACGACGGACACGACAGCAGCCACCACGGCAGCTGTCACGACGGCTGATACCGCAGTCACCACGACTGAAGCAGCCACCACCGAAACCAAGACGGAAGGCGAAGCACCGGCACCCAAGGCCCCCGAGAAATACGAACTCACCACACCCGAAGGTTTCCAGCTGGAACCCGAGACGACGGCTGAGTTCGAGACGCTGGCACGCGAGCTGGATCTGTCCAACGAGGACGCCAACAAGCTGCTGCCACTCGGCGCAAAGCTCGCGCAGAAGATCGGCGAGCAGCAACAGGCTGCCCACGTCGAGCAGGTAGGCAAATGGCTGGAAGCCTCCAAGACCGACAAGGAATTCGGCGGCGAGAAGTTCGACGCCTCCGTAGCTGTCGCCCTGCAAGCGCGTGACCGCTTCGCCACCCCTGAACTTAAAACACTGATGGACCAGACCGGACTCGGTAACCACCCCGAGATCGTCCGGCTGTTCCACCGCATCGGCACGGCCATCGCAGACGACTCGTTCGTCCAAGCCCCATCGGCTGGCGGCAGTGCCAAGTCCACGGCTTCGATTTTGTTTGATCACCCCACTTCCCGAGGTAACACGAAATGACCACCCTTTCAGCTTCGTTCCCGACGCTGCTCGACGTTGCAAAGCGCATGGACCCGGACGGCAAGGCGGCGAAGATTGCCGAGATGCTGTCGCAGGACAACGAGATTCTGGACGACATGCCGTGGATCGAGGGCAACCTCCCCACCGGCCATCGTGTCACCGTCCGCACCGGCCTGCCCACGGCGGCGTGGCGCAAGCTCAACCAGGGCGTGCCGCGCAGCAAGTCCACCGTCGCGCAGATCGACGAAACCACCGCCATGCTGGAAGCGTGGTCCGACGTGGACAAGGACATCGCCGAGTTGAACGGCCTTGAGTCCGACTTCCGCCTGTCCGAGTCGTCCGCCTTCATCGAGTCGATGAACCAGACGATGGCCTCCACCGTGTTCTATGGCAACAGCGTGGCGGCCCCGGAGTCGTTCCTAGGCTTCGCGCCGCGCTTCGATGACGTGCCGACCACGGCGGGCGGCGCCGAGAACAAGGACAACGTGATCGACGCGGGCGGTACCGGCTCCACCAACACCTCCATCTGGCTGATTGGCTGGGGTCCGAACACCGTTCACGGCATCTACCCGAAGGGGTCGATGGCTGGCCTGCAGCATTCGGATCTTGGCCTGGATACCGTGCTGGACGCCAACGGTAACCCTTACCGCGCCTATCGCGACCACTACCAGTGGAAGTGCGGCATTGCGCTGCGCGACTGGCGCTATGTGGTGCGTATCGCAAACATCGACGTCACTGCGTTGGTGAGCGATGCCGCTGCGGGCGCCAACCTGATCAATCTGCTGACCAAGGCGTTGGAGCGCATCCACTCGCTGAACGGCGTTCGCCCGGTGTTCTACATGAACCGCACCGTGCGCTCGATCCTGCGTCAGCAGCAGGTCAATGCCGTCAAGAGTTCGACCCTGAGCGTGGAAGATCTGTACGGCAAGCGTGTCTTGATGGCGTCCGAGGTTCCGGTACGTCGCACCGACGCCCTGCTGAACACTGAAGCCCGCGTGGTCTGATCCAGCACTTAGCGGGTGCCGTTAACCCGGCGCCCGTCCCCCATCTCAAGAGGTAACTGAACATGATTCTCGATTCATTGCTGGAACTGTCGGACGCGCAGGCGGTTACTGCTACCGCGATCTCGTCAAACGTCGTTGACCTTGGCCCCGTCACTGACAATGTGACGCGCGATATCGGCACGGGTGCGGATTTCTATCTGGTGCTGTCGGTTGATACCGCGTTCGCCACCAGCACTTCGGCGGTACTGACTGCCGCGCTGGTGTCGGATTCCACCGTCAACCTAGCCACGTCGCCCACCACGCACGCCACGCCTATTGCAGCCCTGGCCACCGCCTCGCTGGCGGCTGGTGCGCAGTTCGTCGTGAAGCTTCCCCCGGGCAGCTATGAGCAGTACGTCGGCATCCAGTACACCGTAGGCGTTGGCTCCTTCACGGCGGGCAAGATCAATGCTTTCCTGACGACCGACGCGCAGGCCTACCGTGCCTATGCAGACCGCCAGCCGATCTCTGGCAACGCGTAATAGGAGGTTGACATGAGTGGTGGAGCAAGAAAAGCGGCGCCCCGCGAAAAGGAAGTGGTGTTCAGTGATGAGCGCCATCGCGTTCTGGAAACCTCGTTCATCAACGGCGAGATCCACCCCAAGGGCGCAGAGGTACGCCTGCCGGTAGGTGTGAAGGCGGGGGCAAACCTTGAGCTGATCAAGGCCAAGGATGTGGATCGGGGCAGCAAGCCGAAAGACTGATCCACCACAACGCAACACCTTGAGGGGCCTTCACCGGCCCCTCTTCTTTTTCTAGAGGCGACGCATGGCATCTTCCGTTGAGATATACAACCGTGCGTTGTCCCGCATCGGCATCAGCGAGTTCATTAGCGATCCCGCCGAAAACTCCAAGTCAGGAAGCCTTTACCGCCTGTGGTATGACGCCTGTGTCAACACCTGCCTGCGCGAGGGGATGTGGAACTTCGCCACCCGTGTTGTGGCTCTGGCCCAGCTTGACGGCCCCCTGATCCCCGGCTGGGCCTACAAGTACGCGTATCCGATCGACTGCATGGAGGCGCGATTCATCGGCGACAGCAATGGCGCTCGAACCACACTGTCTGTCTATTCGCAATACTTCCACGAAGCATATCCGGTACTCACGGCTCGGCCAGCTCCTTACGTGATCATGAGTGAGGCGCCGACGCCGGAAACAGTGCGTCGCGTCATCTGCACTGACATGCCGCAAGCCTACCTGCTGTACACCGCGCGCATCACCGATCCCAATCAGTTCGACTCTGGGTTTACCACGGCGCTGGAATGGCTGATGGCGGCTGAGATTGCTGCCCCGTTCCTTGGTGCGCCCACGGGGCCGCAGGTAGCTCAGCGCGCCGGTCAGCAATATCAAAACGCCCTTGTGACGGCCAAGGCGCAGACGCTGAACGAAAGCGGCGCTGACTACCGTCCTGAATCACCGGCCATTTCCTGCCGATGAAACTCACCCAGCCTTCATTCACTGGCGGCGAGATCAGCCCCAGTCTGTACGCGCGCGTCGATCTACAGCGCTACGCGACCAGCCTCAAGACCTGCCGCAACATGATCGTTTCGAGCTACGGCGGCGTGTATAACCGCCCAGGCTTGCGCTTCGTCAACGCCACCAAGTCGAACGGCAAGGTGCGACTCGTGCCGTTCCAGTTCAACACCACGCAGACCTATGTGATCGAACTGGGCAACCACTACGCCCGGTTCTACGCGAACGGCGGGCAGGTCATCAATGCCGGCGTTCCGGTGGAGATCGCGACACCGTGGACTGCCGACGAGGTGTGGGGTGTTCGTTACACGCAGTCGGCTGACGTGATGTACATGGCCCATCCATCGTATCCGACGCAGGTTCTCAAGCGCACAAGTGCGGTGACGTTCACCATTGCATCCTTCGTGGCTTTTGAGGGTCCATTCCAGCCCGTCAACGGCGATGAGTCGGTCAAGATGGCTTCGTCTGGCGTTAGCGGCAATGTCACCATCACCTGTAACGCAACCGGCACCTTTACGTCGAGCATGGTCGGCCAGCTCGTCTATCTGGAAAACAAGAACCTATCCAGCACGAAGCCGTGGACGGCGGGCGAGAAGAACGTTTCCATTGGCATGGTTCGCCGCAACGCCGGCAAAACCTACCAATGCACCGGCACTAGTTCGGGCGGCACCTATACGCTGACGGGCGGCAACGCGCCTGAGCACGATCAAGGCGCCCAGTGGGACGGGCCGGGCGATGTGCGTAATGACGGCACGAATACTTATTCGGTCGGTGTTCTGTGGCAATACATCGACTCCGGCTACGGCATCGCACAGATCACGTCCTTCGTATCTGGCGTAGCTGTCAATGCCGTAGTCACCAAGCGCATACCCTCGGGCGTGGTGGGCGGCGCCGGCACGCCAGCGGGAAGCTGGTCGCTGACGGGCGATGGCACAACAACCACGTTCGCCATTGCTGGCAACAACTCCAACTTCAACAGCCTTTACAGCGTCACGATAGGCGGTGTACCAGTCCAGTCCGATCCGTCCTACCAGCCGAGTCCGAGTGGTCCCGTCGAGAACTGTGTATCAGTCGATAGCTTCCTGCCGGGCGGGATGCTCGCGCGTGATGTGGATGGTCAGCAGATCGCGTTGATAGATCACGCCACACTGGAAGTCAGTTGGAATACCGCCAAGGTCTGGGGCGTTGCGCTTGAGCCTTGCTGGCGAATAGAGGGCGAGTCCGGCGCGTGGCTGGTGATATCCAAATGCACCCGATGCGAAACGCTTGAACGCGGCTACGTTTACGGCGACCAGCTCGAAGGCCTGTCATTACCGGGGTGTGGCGATGACTTGCGGCCGGCATGGGAGCGAATCGTCAGCGTGACCGACGCCGGCTTGTGCATGGTCGCCAAGATCGACGCAAAGGACCACAACTACCCAGCAGGCGGCGAGCGTGGCCGCTACCTCTCCACGCATAACGCAATCATGATCAAGAACGGATGATATGGCAGACCAAGGCTGGGACGTCGATAACGTCGCGCATACCATCACCTTCTACGTCGCTCCAGCCAATGGCGCGGCGATCTCTGTCAAGGAGTATGCGCAAAGCTCCATCAATGCCACCGATCTGTGGGCGTTCGGCGCGTGGGGTCCCAACACCGGCTACCCGCGCGAAGTGGAGTTCTTCGCGTCGCGCCTGTTCTTCGCTGGTACCAACAGCAATCCGCAGACGATCTGGACCAGCAAGATCAGCAACTATTCCAACTTCGGAAAGAGCGTGCCGACGGCCGATGATGACGCGATCACGGCAACACTGACAGCAAAACAGGTCAACGCGGTTACGGATCTCCTGCCACTGAAAGACCTCGTGATGCTGACCACGGGTGCCGAGTGGAAGACGGGCGGCGGCTCTAACAACGTGTTGACGCCAAGCACCATCAGCTTCATGCCGCAGTCGAATTACGGAGCATCCAATCTCCCCGGCCTGATCATCGGCGAGAGCGGTCTGTTCGTGCAGGGTCGAGGTAGCTATGTCCGCGATATCGGCTACCAGTTCGCGGTAGACAGCTACACCGGAAACGACCTGACCGTGTTCGCCTCGCATCTGGTGCAGGGCCATCAAATCATCGACTGGGCCTACCAACAGACCCCGTTCTCCGTGGTATGGGCCGTCCGTGAAGATGGCGCGCTACTGGGGCTTGCCTACTTCAAGGAACAGCAGGTGGTTGGCTGGTTCAGATGCGACACGATCAACGGCTTTGTTGAGTCGGTTTGCTCGATCACTGAGGGCGACGAGGATGCTGTCTATGCCTCCGTTAGGCGTGTAGTCAACGGCGTCACGGTGCGCTACATCGAACGTTTGGATACGCGGTTCCAGAACGATCAGCGCGATTACTTCTTTGTGGACGCCGGCCTGTCCTATGACGGGCGCAACACGACGACCGCGCCCACAGCAACCATGACGCTTACGGGCGGAACGGGCTGGACGGACCAAGAGGATTTAACACTTACCTGTAGCGCCGCACAGTTCGCCTTAACGAATGTAGGTAGCTGGGTTAAGTTGTACCTGAACACCAATGACGTTAACGGCAACCCGATACAAATGCTTCAGGCGGTCAGGATTACGGCTTACACCAGCTCGACGGTTGTCACGGTTCGCTGCATCGGCTTGGTGCCGCTGGTATTCCGATCAGCGGCCATCGTCCTGTGGGACTACTGCCCGATTAGCTTTAGCGGACTTGACCATCTCGAAGGGCAGGCCGTTGCCATCCTCGCCGATGGCAGCGTGAAGCCGCAGCAGGTAGTGACGGCGGGAAAGGTGACACTCGATTACCCCGCTTCCGTGGTGCATATCGGCCTACCCATTCAGTCGGATTTTGAAACGCTGGAAGTCAACGCCATTGGTCAAGAAGGCGTGAGGGATCGACGCAAGATCGTCAGCAAAGTTTCGCTGATCGTTAACCAGTCGCGCGGCGCCAAGGTCGGGCCTGATTCGGATCACCTCATGGAAGCCAAACCGCGTCAGGTATCGGACGGCTATTACCAGCCAAATGCCCTGCAAAACGATCTGATCGAGATGTACATCGACGGCACGTTCGGCACGGCGGGGCGGGTATTTGTCCGGCAGGACGATCCACTTCCGCTAACCATCCTCGGCCTCGTAGCCGATGTGAGTGTGGCGGGTGGTTGAGATCGTCTGTGTGCCTGTAGAAGCGTGGCACGTCGAACACGTTGCAGAGTATATGCGCGCAGCGGACGTGAAGGAGTGCCGCGTGCTTGGCAACCTGTCGCCGCGTGAAGCTCTGGACCTAAGCCTTTCGCATTACGGAGTTAGCTGGACCGCCATGTTCAACGGCGAGCCAGCCGCGATCTTTGGCGTCGTCAACCTTTCTCTTATGGGCGGCGAGGGCATCGGCTGGCTTCTTGGTACGACAATACTTGAGAAGCACTGGCGAGCCTTTGCACGCGCCTCGCGGGCGATCTTCCTCGACGTGCTGAAGCACTACGACCGCATCACCAATGTGACCCACGTAGATAACACGCTATCCATGCGTTGGCTTGCGTGGCTTGGCGCCACGTTCCAGATACACGGACAGCTTGCGAGGTTTGAAATATGTGCTTCGTCCTAACTCCCGTCGTTGCTGCGTGGATTGCTGCAGGCACGGCCGTCGCTGGCACGGCGTACAGCATGTATTCGTCAAACCAGTCAGCGCACTATCAGGCGGCGGTTGACAAGAACAACTCGAAGATTGCCGATCAAGAGGCGATGAACGCCAACGCGGCGGGCAGCTACGCAGCGGATCAGGCTCGCATACGCGGCAATCTGGCTAGAGGATCGCAGGCTGCTGCATTCGCCGCTAACAACGTGGACATGAGTACCGGCAGCGCAGCCGATATTCTCGGCGATACGGCGATGTTCACCGCACAGGATGAGCGTCAGGCCCGCACTAACGCAGCTTTGCAGTCATACGGGTATCAGGTGCAGTCCACCTCCGACCAAGGTTCTGCCGCCTATGCTCTTTATCAAGGCAAGACCAGTCAGTTCAGCTCATTCTTGAACGGGGCGTCCTCCGCTACGGGCGCACTCAGCAGGACGGGTGGCGGTAGCACAGTGATGACGCAGCAGCCCAGCTATTCGGGCGGCTACATGATGATGAAACAGTAGGATTAACATGCCCGTCATCGTTCCCCGCATCGACCAAGGTAGCATCGCCCCGCAGCTTTCCGGGGCTCCCCGCACAAGCAGCCCTGTGACCACCGAAGGTATGGGCGGCAACATCGGTGCAGCGCTGCAGAACGCTAGCGGCGTGCTGTCTGACATAGCCTACCGCGAGCAGCAGAAAACCGACGCCGCGCAAGCCAATCAGTCACGCATCGCGTTGTCGCAGTTTGAGTCAAGCCAGTTTGACCCGAACAATGCGGAAGGCGTCTATAGCTACAAGGGCGCGACCGCGCTTCAGGCTCCGGGCGCCGTGCAGAAGAGCATGGACGAGTTTGCGTCCAAGTACCGTCAGGGGCTTACCAACGCCAACCAGCAAGCGCAGTTTGATCAGCTCTACGCCGATCACCGCTTGCAGATTGTTGACCGCACGAACCGTTACGCGCTCGGCGAGCATGACAAGTTCCAGCAAGAAGCTTATGAGGGAGCTGTGGGTAGCGCTCTGTCTGCCGTAACCACCAAGGCAACGGCGGGCGATGCTGCTGGGGCTAGCCTTGCTGCCAAGGATGGCGTGCAGGCCATCATGGAATACGGGCAGGCTAACGGCCAGCCCAAAGAGTTTATTGACTACAGCATCGACAAGTTTCTCAAGACGGCGCAGGCCGCGACACAGGCCGCGAACAAGGCCAATGCCGAGGCGTACATCATCCAGAATCCTGATGGTGCGCTGTCTGACTTCTCAGCGCGTCTCGGGCTTGGTCAGTACAGCGCCTCATCGCAAGCTGTCAGCGGCGATCCCAGCGCACCGCGTGGAATCCGCAACAACAACCCCGGCAACATCCAGAAAACGGATGTGCAGTGGCAAGGCAAGGTGGATTCCACCGATCCGCGTTATGAAGCCTTTGCGACGCCGGAAGCGGGTATCCGCGCCTTAGCACTCAATGCCCAGCACTTGCAGGCCAATGGGGCGCAGTCTGTTACCGACCTGATCAGCAAGTGGTCGCCATCCGCCGAGAATGGCCCCAAGGTGACGCAGGCTTACATCGAAAACGTATCCAAGTCGATGGGAGTCAGCCCGACCGACAACATCAACCTGCAAGACCCGGCACAGTTGCAGGCGTTCACGCAGGCTGTGATCAGCCAAGAGAACGGCAACAACCCCTATACGCCCGAACAGGTGACGACCGGCGTACAGGCTGCGCTTGGCAAGGCGAAGTTGCGCGAGACGCATCCGCCCGTAGCTACCAATGGCAGCGGATTGATCGTTCCCGGTGATGGCAGCAACACGCCCGTTGCTGGCTTGCGTGCTTCCGGCAACCCGATGATCGACGCGCTGGATACGGCCTCGACCGTGGATCTGTACAACCGTGCCCGCGCCGAAGTAAATCGTAACCAAGTCAGCTTTCAGGGCAGCATTGCCCAGCGCGAGAAGGACGACACGGCCGCGTTCAGGACAGGGCAGGGGGTGGCGCAACCGTTGACGCTGTCCGACTACACCCGCGCGTATGGCGACAAGGAGGGCATGCAGCGTTACGGCGCATATCAGGCCGATCAGCAGCTAGGACACGACCTGTCCAGCGTGGCTACCCTTACCCAGCAGCAGATGCAGGATCTTGCCAGTGCACGCGCACCGGCACCGGGTGAGAACTTCGCCGTCAAGCAGCAGGATCACAACTCGCTTGTCACGGCGATGCAGAAGACGCTAGAGGCGCGCCAGAAAGACCCCGTAGCGTGGGCCGTATCAGCCAACATCGGCGGCTTCAAGCCGATTGACACCACGGCACCGGACAAGATGGCGGCGAGCATAGCGGCGCGCGTTGGGCCTGCTACGGCGATTACCTCGCAGTACCAAACGCCGTATCGGCTGATGACGAAAGGCGAGTCCACCGCGATAAGCGCGGCAGTGAATGGTATGCCGGCCACGGACAAGGCTAAGTTCCTTGGCTCGCTATCGACCCAGCTTGACCCAGCCAACTACGCCCAGGTCATCAACACGATCAAGGACGATTCGCCGACCACCGCGATTGCAGGCCGAATCATGGGTGCGGGCCGCGCCGCCGAGATCGGAACCAAGGGATCGCTGTGGTGGAAGTCGCCGGTAGAGATGGATGCGGCCACCACAGCGCAGACGATGCTTGAAGGCGATGCGCTGCTAAACCCGTCCAAGACCGACAAGGACGCCAACGGTTCGCCGAAATTCGCCATGCCGACCGACAGTGCAACGAACGGGTTGCGCGGAACGTGGAACGACACTGTGGGTGATGCTTTCCGTGGCGACGGTCCGGGCGAGATGCAGGCGTATCAGGCTTACCGCTCCATGTACGCCGGGCTGGCTTCAAAGGCTGGCCGGGTTGATGGCGTACTGGATAGTGACATAGCCGCCAAGGCGGCACGCGCCACCATCGGTAACGTGGACGAGTGGAACGGCAAGAACGTCATCCCGCCCTATGGCATGGATTTCAACGCGTTCAAGGATCAGGTGAACCAACAATGGCAGGCGGTTCGTGCCAGCGTTCCCGGATCTGATCAGCAAGATGCGGACGGCTACGACCTTGACCGCATCGGCGATGGAGTCTATGCAGTCAGTAACGGGCAGGCACCAGTGCGCGACAAGGAAGGCAAGCCGGTGATTCTGCGTATCTCGCCCACCGACGTTATCGCACCCAAACCAGACAAAAAACCGGGCGTGTTAAGTCGAGCCACCAGCGCAGTGGGTTACGGTCTTAGCCACATCCCGCTAGTCAGCACCGGCAACGATGGATCGTAACCTATGACTGACACACTTTCCCCCGACGAACAGGCGACGTTCGATAGCCTGTACGGAGCCACCCCAACAGCTGCCGAACCCGCAGGGGTGGGAGCTTTTACCGGAAGCTACAAAGGGCTGGCCGGCATCCCATCCGGCCTATCCGGGGCGGCCCTGTCTACGGCATCAGCCGTCACGGCAAACGGTGCCGATCCGGGCGATGAAAAGAACCTTTTTGGCATCATCGCGGAAGGGTTGCATCAACCCATCGAGCAGCTGCGTCAGGACACGGCCGAGTTCTACCGCCCCGATCCGCAGACAACGGGATTTGTAGGAAACACGCTGTTCGGCGTCGCCGACGTACTGACCAGGGTAGCTACCGCCAATGCGATTGCCCCAGGTTCCGGCCTTGCCGTAGCAGCCGGAACAACAGGGTTTGAGCGCACTGCCGATCTTGAGGCGCAAGGGGTTGACCCAGCCACTGCAGAAACGTCAGGCGTTCTTACTGGCGGGTCTCTGGCGGCCATGGGCGGCGTGTCGTCCTTTGGCAGCTCCACGTTGACCCGTGTCCTGTCCGGCGCCGGTAGTAACGTCGCGTTCGGCGCGGCGACTCGCGGGCTGGATTCGGCGTTGCTTGAGGCCAACGGCTACCACGCCCAAGCCGAACAGCAGAAGTGGAGCGACGGAGCCGCCATCCTCGCCGACACCATCATCGGCGGCGCGTTTCACCTTCTGCCACGCGCCCATACCGAAGCCCCGATCCCCGCCGATCATGTAGACGCCGCCCTGACGGCCAAGTCAGCGCAGAACGTTTCCGATCTTGCACCGGGAGCGCCTGCTGATCCGCGTTCAGCCTCGGCCCATGTTGATGCGTTGGATACGGCGCAGGCACAGTTGATGGACGGCCAGCCGGTAGCGGTCGATCCCGTGGTGCGGGATGCGAACTTTGTCCCGAGGCCGGAACAGGCGGCACCGGAACTGCACGAAGCGTTAGCCGATGCCGGCGTTCCGCATGAGTCTCTGGCCGAACCAGCTCCTACACCTGACCAAGCGCTAAAGCAGCGTCTTTCCAGCGACCCCGAGAAACTCTTCGCTGACTACGCAGCGCTGCCGGATTCAGAAGGTGGCCGAGTACTTAATACCGACACTGCCCGCGAACTGTCGCCGGAATACTTGGCAGACCGCACCCGTTCTGCCGATGTGCACGAAGGTGCCAGCGCGGCGGTCAAGGCGATGTATGAGGCAAAACTGGCTGGCCCTACGCCAGAGGGATTTGACCGCTCTGTTCTGTTCACGGCGGGCGGTACGGGCGCTGGCAAGACCACGGCAGTCAAGCAGATAGATGCTTCCGGCCATCCTCCGGAACTTGTCTACGACACCAACATGAACACGCTGGCGTCCGCTTATCGCAAGGTGCAGCAGGCGCTTGATGCAGGCCGTGACGTGCAAATCATGTACGTCTACCGTGACCCGGTGGAAGCGTTGACGGGCGGGGCGCTGCCACGTGCCGAACGCCAAGCCAAGGAGTTCGGCAGCGGGCGAACCGTGCCGCTATCCGAACACGCAAAGACCCATGTTGGCGTGCGCCACGTAATGGAGGCGCTGGCCGAGAAGTACAAAAACGACCCGCGCGTCGATATTCGGGCATTCGACAATAGTCGCGGCAAGGGTAAGGGCGCCTTTGTTGACCTTGCAAACATCCCAAAGGTGGATCAAAATGGCCTCCATGAAAGGCTTAAAGCAGCTCTTCTCCAAGAACACCAAGCCGGACGCATCTCCGATGCAACCCGAGCCGGCTTCGAAGTCGCAGGCCGAGACGCGCAAGGCGTACAACGACAGACTGTTCCAGACGCTGGCCGAGAACCTCAATCGCAACATTCGCAAGGACGAAGCCCAGCAGGGCTGAATCCCGAGTCGCGCGGTGCCCCTGACACTCAAGCAGGCAAGGGAGCATCGGGCGCAGATGGTGGCGATGGATCAGCGAAGCGCAGCGATACTCCGGGAAATGACTCGGCTAACCAACGAAATGGCCTCGATCCGGCGCGAGATGGAGAGGTTGCGCTGGCTCGCGAGATCGTTGCCGAACACCCCGACGAAGTCCTAGACGACGGGACGACCATTGCCGATGCCATGCGCTCGGCTGACGAACAGTATGCAGAGGCAGTCAAGCAAGGCGACGGCATTCAAGCCGCTATCGCCTGCTTCCTGCGTTTCGGAGCTGACGCATGAGGCAGGAATGTATCCAGGCGGTATCGCGTGCGCTTGGGCGTAACGCGACCGGCAAGGAAACCAATGACATTGAAAATCGCATCCGGCAGAGTCGTCGCCGCTTGGCTGCCGAAGACCCGCAGGGCTGGGATGCACTGTCCGCAGAGGAACAGCTAAACCGCGCCGGACAGGATGCTGCCGCTGCTATCGAGCATGAAGCGGCCAAGGCTCGCCACCGTACCGCGATGGCGATCAAGGCCCATGACCGCATGCGCAACTACATTGACGCACAGGTAGCGAGCGGAGCGGACGCCAACGGCATCAAGGCGCTTGATCGCATGCTGACCTCGGACAGCGACGGCAAGAACAACATCACTTCCGTTGAGGGCTTGCAGCAGGGCATCGAAGCCACCGCGTCAACCTTCATGACGCGTAGCTGGAACGTAGCGGGCGGCAAGTTCCTTAAGCTGGTTCGCGACAAGGCAGCAGAGTCCATGCTGGTACGGGCACTGCACGGCGATGTCAGTGTGAGCGCCGAGTTCAAGAAGGCGGCTGACGACTTTCACGAGGTCGCTGAACGCCTACGCCAGCGGTTCAACGCAGCCGGTGGCGATGTTGGCAAGCTGGAAAATTGGGGCATGCCGCATAGCTGGTCGCAGTCCAAACTACTGAAGCTAGGTAAGCAGGCGTGGACCGATGGCATCCTACCCATGCTCGACCGCAGCAAGTACGTGCACGACGACGGCAAGCCCTACACCGATGCAGAGACTCGGGCTTTCCTGGACGAGGCATGGCGAAGTGTTGTGACTGGCGGGGCAAACAAGATCATCGGTGGCGAGCGTATCGGCTCGGGTATCAAGGCGAACCGGAACAGCGCCGAACGCCAGATCCATCTAAAGGACGCCGACGCATACCTGAAAGCCATGGCGCAATTCTCCGACCGTGGCGTGATGGACGCGATGATGGGGCATGTCCGCCGACTGTCGCGTGACATTGCCTTGATCGAGCAGTTCGGCCCCAACGCCGACCGGCAGTTCGCGCATTTTCTAGAACAGGAAACGGCGAAGTCGATTGATGCCGACCCGGCCAAAAAAGCCAGCTACGACAAGCAGGCTAAGGTGGCTGAACGCATCTACAACTTCCTCGCCGGCAATGGCCCCCCCCCGCCTGAAACGGTGCACGGCAAGGTTATCAAGGTCTATCGCCAGTTGCAGGTGCTAAAACTAGGGTCTTCGCTGATTACGTCCTTCAGCGATCACGCCACCATGCACCTTACAGCGCATGTGAACGGCATTCCAAAGTTGAAGCTGTTCCTTAACGGCTTCCGGACTTCGTTCGCTCACCCGTTTTCCAGGGCCGACCAGGAGCGGGCGGCCTCATCGGGGCTGATGATCCGCACCTATGCCCAGCAGTTGGCCCGATACGGCGATGACATCGGGGCGCATGGCTGGTCATCCAAGCTCACCAACACTTTCATGAAGGTTACGCTGCTGCCGTATTTCACCGAGTCACGCCGCCGCGCTTTCAGCTACGGCATGATGGATCAGGTAGGCAAGGCGCTGCGCGATCACGACAGCATTGCCAAGCTCAACGACGCCGACCAAAAGTTCCTCAAGCACTCGGGTATTACTGAGGACGATTGGCAGATCATGCGGCTCGCCAAGCCCGATGACTGGGGCGGCAACCACACACTGACCACGCCTGAATCCATCTACGGCATCCCCGATGCTGAGATTGCCAAGGTCACCAACGAGAACCCGACGCTCGCCAAGGATCGGGCCGCGTCAAGCCTAATGGCCTTCGTCTACGGCGAGCAGGATAGGGCGGTGTTGGAGCCTCATGCCAAGTCCCGACTTATGGCCGGCGCCGACATGAACGACGATGGTGGTTTGGGTTCCTTCCTGTTGCGTAGCTTCACCACGTTCAAGTCATTCAGCTTCGAGATGTACGAAGCCCACATACGGCGAGCCATCAACGGGTTTGAAACCAAGCGTGGATCAGCTGCATACATGGCCGCGCTGATTGCCAGTACGACGGTTCTTGGCGCGGTAGCCAATGGTATGCGGGATATCGCCTTCGGGCGGGACCCAAGAACCCTCAATTTGGCAACGGGTGATGGGCGCAAGAACTGGCTAGCAGGCCTGATCACGGGGGGCGGTCTTGGTCTGTACGGGGATTTCCTGATCAACACGTACAGCAACCGGGGAAGCACGCTGGCCGAGTCAGCCGCAGGCCCGCTTGTGGGCGACGTTGGCTCGCTGCTCAATGCCGGACAGCAAGCCGTCGCCGCATCCAGCGATCCTAACGCCGACCTCGCAAGGAAGATGCGCCCCAGTGGGCCGTCCGCCGTCAATACGCTGAAATCCTACGTCCCCGGCGCCTCGCTCTGGTACACGCGAGCCGCCATGGATCGACTCATCTTCAACCAGATAAGCGACTTCTTCTCGCCGGGTTATCTCAACCGGATGAAGTCCAAGGCGCGACAACAGAAACGCACCAGCTGGTGGGAGCCTGATCAGGCCGCACCAAAGCGCTCCCCGGACCTTTCGACCGTCGCACGCTAAGCCAAACACACCATCCATCAAGCCAGCCATGTGCGGGCTTTTTTATTGCCCGGAGAAAGCCTTGACCCTCTCGACCTCTACCGCATCGCAGACCTTTCCGGGGAATGGCGTCACTCAGATATTCCCCTGCGCGTTTCGCATCTTTCAGGCTTCGGACGTTTCCGTATCGCTAGTGAATGCCACCACAGGGGTTAGCACGGCTCTTATTCTGAACTCGGACTACACGCTGACCGGCGAAGGTAATCAGACCGGATTCACGCTGTCCACTTCAACGCCTGTGGCGAGCGGCATCAATTTGCTGGTCGCACGAAACATCGCCTACACCCAGCCGACCGACTTCACGAACCAAGGGGCGTTCTTCCCCACGATGCACGAGGACTGCGCCGACCGGCTCGGCATGCAGATCCAGCAACTAGCGGGCGGAATTCAGCGCACCTTGCAGCTGCCTGACGGCATCTTTCCCGTTGCATCAGGCGCGCTCCCTTATCCGTCGCCACTAGCGCCGCTGGTGTGGAATGCAGCGGGCAACGGGCTGGATAACGGTAGCGCGTCCATGACGGGTGACATGCTGCTGCGCGGCAACCTCGCGGCTACGTCTGCGGGGAATGGCGCCTCTCTCGTCGGATACATCGCTAGTGGCGCTGGGGCCGTTGCACGCACGGCGCTGGCGAAGGAGCGCGAACGCACATCCGTTGCGGACTACGGTGCCGACCCGACTGGCGTCCTTTCCAGCGTTGCGGCGTTCAATGCCGCACTCGTGGCGAACGACGACGTGTTCATCCCAGCCGGCACGTACCTGATCGACGATGCCGTGACCATTGGGCTGGGCAAACGCCTGTATGGCGCTGGACGGCGCAAGACCATTCTCCACATGCCGAGCACGTTCAATATGTCGGCAACAGGGTGCCTCGTGTTTACTGGTGGCGAACCCGGGCCGGAGGTAACGGACCTGACCATCATCCAGGACCAGCCGGACAGCACGACGGCCACAGTCTACCCGCCGTGCATCTACACGCAGAACGTTGCGCGCTTTGTGCTGCGCAGGCTTCGTCTTGCTTGCGTGTATGTCGGCATCGACATGAAGGGTAACTGCGGTGGCGCCTTGCTGGATGACATCGAGCTTTCTCCCCTGTCTGTCGGCATCGACATCGACGGAAGCATTGATTCGGTAAAGATCAGCAGGCTGCATCTGTGGGTGTTTGCTGGCGCCGGTTTTGGCGGCCTGACTACCAATCAGCGTGTTTCGTATACCGCAGCCTACGGCATCAAGTCAGGCAGATGCGATGATCTGCACCTGTCCGACTCGCTGCTGTTGTCGATGATCAAGGCGCTGTACCTCTACAACAGCGCCAGCGGTTACACCTTCGGCCAAGTAACCAATGTCGATTTCGACAGTCGTGGCGGTCTGTGGGTAGTGACGGACGGGCGTATCCAGCTCGCCGCATGCACCATGACGATGGGTGCTACGGATAGCTGGTTCATCAACATGACGGGTGGCGCTGTCGCAGTGGATTCCACGCGGTTCGTCGCCAATACGTTCAACCCGGCAGCAAACGGCCTCATTGAAATGTCGGGGGGAAGCCTGACTCTCGGTCCGGGCTGTACCCTTTCTGGAAGCAGTAACGACGTGCAGCTGATTTACGCCACTAACTCGACGCTCAAGCTAAACGGGGCCACCATCAGCCGCGCTGTCAACGTCGCCTACACCGCGCCAGCGGTACGTGTAGTCAACACGCAGGGCGTTGCTGTTGGATGCTTGTGCGCACCACTAGGGACGGGTTCCAGCGTCTTTATAAAGCTGGATACTGACACGAATGGATTCGTCGTGAAGGACAATTTCGCCAAGGGCTGGACGGTTTCGACGCCAGCAGCAAGCGCCCTTGCGAATACCATCGTGGATGGGAACCTCGGAGCCGGGACCAACCGCGATACCTTCAGCGGATACTTCAGCTCGGACGGCACGACGACAAAGGTTCTTCCGACAGGTTGGTCGGTTAGCAGGGTGACGGCGGGTACATATACGGTCACTCACAATCTTGACCTCGCTGCAAATACCAACATGAGCTACCAACTCACCGCCGATACCACCGCGTCAGGGTGCTCGGCTCAGGTAGATATGGCGGGTACCAACACGAACGTGTTCAAGGTGCGGACCTACGTCGGAGCCACCCTCACCGACTGCGGGGTGTTCTTCGTCATGCGTCGTAACCGTAGCTAAACGCCAAGTTCCTTGGCGGGGATGTTGGTGAAATAGTGATCCGGGTGGATGGCGTGTATCTGGCGAAGGCCGAGCGCCATCAATTCCGGCAGGACTTCAGCCCTCTGCTCGTCGAAGATTTCGATCTGCATCACAATCTTGTTCCTGGCCGCCGTCTCGCGCATCCCGCGCAACACATAGACCTCAAAGCCCTCCACGTCGATCTTAAGTAGCAGGTATTCGCCGGAGGCCTGCAGCAGCGCGTCGAGCGTGCTTGCGCCCACTTCATGCGATGGTAGTGTGCTGGCCGGGGGGAGTACACCGCTACCGCCCCGGTTGCCGTCAACATGCGACCCGCTGTCGCGGAACTTGAGTGGTACATCTGTATCGCTCGCCGCCTTGTTGACGCACGTCACCATGCGAGCAGCGCCATTCAGGAACAAATTCGCCTGAAGCTGGGCGAAGTTGTGTCGGTCTGCCTCGACTGCGACGATTTTTCGGAACGCGCCCGACCGATGGGCCAGCAGGGAATACAGGCCCCAATACGATCCAACGTCTACAAAGGTGGGATTGTGGATGCGGATGCGCTCCGTCAACCACGCCATGTAGGCGATGCGATCCGGCTCCCATTCGCCGGTATCCAGCACGACGCGGTCAACCATTGACTCACGGTCAAGCAGTAGGCGGAAGCCCAGCGCCTCGTGGATGTTCAGTGGGTGCGCGGGAGTGGGGATGGGTCTCGGCACAAGCTGCGCGATGGCTTGCTGGATCTCTTTTAGCGCGGCGCTCTGCGACGAAGGTATCTCGGCAAGGGCATTGCTTGCGTTGAGGATGGCGCCATACATCTTCGCGAGCTGGCGAAGCGGGGTCCAATCGGTCATGGGCATACGTGTTGCAATCCTTGGCTTGAGCATTGGCTAGTTTGCCACATGCTGGTTATTGGGTCTGGCGCCACGTGTAAATCCCCCCCGGCAGCCCGCGTTCTTGGGCGCGTTTCGGCTGTCTAACAGATAACATCCAGCTACGCAGCAATGCGGCTTCCCAGCCATCGAACCGGCAAAGTATTAGACGCGGCACATGGTCGAATAGCGGCATGTAATCAACGTCTTGCGCCAACTGGAATAGCTGACTGTTAATCAGGGGGTCGCTGGTTCGAGTCCAGCTTCGGGCGCCAGTTATATCAAGGGCTTGCAGCGATGCGGGCCCTTTCTTTTTGTCTAACGTTTTGGCTTGTGTCTAACACTCTGCGGCTCGATGGGCTGCACGGCGACCAATTTTGCCCGGTAATGTTTGCGCGTGATTTTGCTGTCCGAGTGCCCTAGCAGCGCCTGGGCATGGTCAGTGTCGTCAGCGTCGCTGCCGGCCTTCCGGCGCAGATCGTGGAAGGTGATTGCACCAAGCCCTGCGCGGAGCTTCACGCGCCGCCATGACGCCTTGAAGCCGCTTGACGTATACGCCTCGCCGGTCTGCGACAGGAACACCGGCACCGATCCGATACGCATGCCGGCGGCGGCCTTCCAGATCGCCCGCAGCTCGTCCGACCATGCCGTGAGGTGATCCTTGCCGGTCTTACTGTCGGTGTAGGCGATCCCGGCATCCGTCGCCGCCGTGAGCTGCAATTCCAAAATGTCTTTCTGCCGCATGCCGGTCAGGTAGGCGAAGCGTACAAGCAGCTTCATGCGATGCCCTGCGGCTGCGATAAGGGCCGCCAGCTCGCCGTCCTCCACGTACCGCTTACCCACCCCCTCCGCGTTGCGGAACTGCATGTCAGCAGCCGGATTCGCGCCGTCGAAGATCCCCGCTTTTGTCAGGTGCGCGTACACCGCCGACAACAGGGCGCGCTCGCGGTTGCCCGACACATTCCCCCGCTTCACCACGTAGCTGTAGACGTGCGCCTTGCGCAGCTCCGTCACCAGCATATGGCCGAACACCGGCAGCAACTGCGTGGCATTGCCTTCGTAGCCTTTCAGCGTCGCCGGCTTCAGTCGATTGGCGGACACGGCGAGGTAGTGCGCCACGGCCTGCGCAACCGTCCATGCCTGCGACGGCTTGCCGCCCTCGATCTCCGCCCACTTGCGCAGCGCCTCGCCATACTCACCCGACAGGCGCAACCATTTCACCTTGCCGCCGATCCGGCTCACGTAGTAGAACGCGCCGTGCTTGTGGTGCATGCGCTGGGGTAGCTTGAGCTTCATGCGGCTTTGATTGCGTTCCAGTCGGGCTCGGCGGCTTTCTTGTCTGCGCGCTTCTTGTACTTCAGAGCGGCGCTGTACTCAACAAGCGGGCGCCCGGCGTAGTTGGGAGTGAACGGCACGCCCATCTCGGCCAAGCGCTTGCACTGCGTCGTGCGGCGCTTTGCGTCGGTAAGTTCGGCAACCTCGTCAGGGGTAAGCCAAGGGCTCACTCTGCATTCTCCATTGGCCGGATGTTGATTTCGCTACACCCCGGAACGCCGTCGTCCTTCCACTTGAATACGTTCCCCACAGTCACCTCTTCAGGCTCGAACTGTTCCGCTACCTCGTCACATATGGCGAGCCACATGGCGAAGTCAGTCAGAGCCGCATGCCGCTTACTGGCAGGGACAGTCAAGAAATCTTTCACCGTTCGAATCTCGTAGAGGTTATTCACTCTGCCTTCTCCGGTATGCTTGGCGGTGGCGATTCCTTGGCATGCCATCCGGCAATGAATGCGAGCTCAAGCCGGTTCATCAGATACTTGCCTTGAGCCTGCCCAGATGAGCAAGATTGGCCTTCAAGCGACCCCATCCACGCGTCCCTAGCCTTCGCCAGATCATTGCGAAGATCGTCCATCACTCATCCTCCCCGCTATCGAAGCCCCATTCGCGTAGGAGTTCGGATGCGCGCTCTTCCAGCCACACGTAACTGTGGTGTTCGGAAACTGCCTGCTTGTACGCGTGGGCAGCGGTTGCGTTGTAACAAATATCAGCCCAAGTTCCGGTTAGTTCACGAGTACCTTTAAGCTTCATCGCCAGCTCCGTGCAGGTACTCGCGAAGCTTGCACGCCTCGCATAGATCGGACGGGAGCCCTTGCTGGCATTCATGCTCGGGCGGGCAATATGCGGCAATTGAGCGCAGCAACGCATTCGCCGCAGCGAGGCGTGATTGCAATTCACACACGCGGTCAACGTGCTTCGCAAGACCGGATTGCAGCCGCGCGTTATCAGCCTCCAGGCCGCGCAGGGCTTGCTTGATCGTGTTCCACTGCGCGACGCCCTCGCTATCGGCCGGTGCCTCTGCGGCTGCGGCATCGCCGGCCTCCACTGCCTTCCTCAGTTCTTCGGTGCTCATCGGGAATCCTTGGCCGCTTCTTTGCGACATAACTTGCATACGCGCAAACCCAGTGGGATGTTTATCGAAGTGTTGAAGCCTGATCGCCCACACCATGAGCCGGCCACGTTGCCGTGCCTATCAAACATGGCGAGGTGCATCACGCGGCCCTTGGCACCCTTTCCTCGGTTGTAGAGATACATCCCTCATTCCTCCCCATCAGTGGGCGGGGTGGGTGGCTCTTTCGGGAGCTTGGCCCACTCTTTCAGGCTCAGGACGAAAGGCATGCACCGTGGCCGCTTGACCATCACGTACCCGCCTGAAGTGACCATGTGCATCAGCTTCTCGTGCTTGTCGTAAGCAGGCCGGGTGTCAACGCGCTCAAAGTTCTTCATCGCCCCTCCGCCTTCTCGCCGGCAAGGGCGCGGGTGATGGCGTTGTGCGCCGCCTGCAAGTCATCCAGCGACTGGAACTTGACCTTCAACAGATAGTGACCGTCCGGGCCGCACGACTCGGCGGTCATAAACCCCTTGCGCAACGGTTCCACATCCACCGCCTGCGCGGTCTGGGTTAGGTGGGCGTAGATCGCGCCGCAAGCCTCGCGGAGTCCCGGCCATTCGCTGATGCGCCCCGAAATCTGCCCGTTATCGACGAGGCGCATGAATTCGGTCGCTCGATCAATCGTCATCGCCATCACTTGCGCTCCGTGGGGTGGGTTGCTCGCATTGCACAGCTCACCCCATCCGTCATGCATGCCGTTGCGCCGCATTTCCTCTATTATCCGCTCAGGGGTTAGCTTACGCATCACCCTTCCCCTTGTGGCACGGACGGGGCGGCGGCGAGTCCGTCCATTCCCTTTTTCGTGATCTCGAACTGTTCCGCTACGAGCAAGCCAAGTTCAGCAAGCCTCATAAGCGTGTGCTGCGGAACCTCTGTATCCACGCCATCAGCCCAGTCTTCCGTGGCTTTCTTCAGCTGCGCCCAATCGTCCCCATCCGGCACGCCCACGGGCGCGGTGGGGTGGGTGTAGATGGGGTTTGGCATCTCGCCTACAGGGTGCGTCCCGCAATGAGTCGCCCCGCACCCATGGCATTGCTCGTCGTCCTCGCAGGTGCAGACCACACAGCCGCACGGCTGATGCTTGGCAAATACCTTGTTGAACTCCCCCTGCCGACCCGCAGGCCGTTCCGGGGATGCGGGCTGGGCGGCATAAAAGGTGCGTGATGCCTGCCACGCCATAATGGCGAGACCTTTCATTGATCCGTTTACCGCATAGGCCGTGCGATGTGCGTCCCACCATTCATTGAACGGTGTCGTTTGATCAGCCTCACCCTGCGCCACTGGCTCGCGATGTTGCAGCGCGACCAGTGCCGCAGCGTGCGCATCAGCAAGGATGTCGCCGCTCTCAATCGCTGGATCGACGGCCTCTATCAGCTCGGCCAGTGCTGCCTCATACTTCAACGTCGGGTCGTGCTCCACCTGCGCCGCCCGTGCTGGCTGGTTTGCTGTGACCTGATCGCTCATCGCGTTCCACATGCCCGTAAAGTCGATCCGGCCTTTTGTGGCATCACCCTCTTTGCGCTCGCCACTCGGCAACAGGTGGGCTACGGCTTGGAGTGCGGCGCGGCAATCTTCCAGATCTTCCTTGAATAGCAATCGCAGGCCCTTGTTCCTTGCGAATGCTCCAATGAACTTCTGCACAACAGCATCCGTCACACCCTCCCGCGCACGCTCGATCTGCTCACGCAAGTCGGCGTAGGCGGTGAGCATCTTTTTGGTCGGGCTTAATTCATGGAATATTCCGGCCTCGATACGAATTTCCTCCACCGAATACTCAGACATTGGATTCTCCTTGCGACTTGACGAAGTTTTCGAGGGCGGCGCGAATGCAGTCGTGAAAATTGACGTCCTGACTGCCATCGGTTGCGCGTCTTGAATATGCAACAGCAGCGCCACGCACATCCTCATCGCTCACCCCGCCAGATCGCGCCGGCTGGGGGCGGGTGTAGAGCTTTGTTCCGTGCGGGATCGTGCGATCGAACACCTTTATGTCGAACCACTCGCGTCCACCGGAGTCGCGGTCAACAACTATCTCCGCCGCCGCCCCGCCATCGCCCTCGGCGTCGAGGATCAAAAGGAGTGCGTCGGCATGCGCGAGTAACTTGTTTATATCGTCGTGCCGATTGCCGTTCTGCACGCGTACAACCGCCGCAAGGTTGGCAATTAACGCCTTTTCCTGTTCGCGAAGGGCGGTCATGGCTTGGTTCCGGTGGTGAAGGGGGCGAGGGCGGCGCGGAAGGATGGCGAGGTGGCGCGTGCCATGTCGTCCAGTTACTTGCGCGAATAGCCATCGACGGCCATGCAGCACACGGCCAACCCATCGGCAGCCCGCAACGCCTCCACCAGCGCCACCACGGCAGGGCTGGACAGGGCGGCTTGGTAGCCTTGCCATGCGCCTCGGGCGTAATCAACGACGTAATAGCCATCCTTGCTGCGCTTCAAATTCACGCGGCTACCTAACTTCGCCTCAAACTGCGCGCGCATCGCTTCGGTTTTTTGCCCTTCCGTCCACGCCCTCTCGCGGATCGGCGTTTCGGGCTGCGGGCAGTTGGGGATGGGAGAGGTCATGGCTGAACCTTCCGGAGCTTCTTAGCTACAGGCCAATACACGCCTCGACCAGGCACTCTCACAACATAGCTAATGTGGTCGCGAGGCATGCCGACTCCAGCGCCTCGATAAAGCGACGGAAAACGATCCCCGCCCGGGAGGTGGCCGACAGGAACAAGGCCAACAACCACGCCAACTTTCGTTCGCGTATATCCGGCTGCCTGACTCGTCCACTCGACTACATCGTCTAGTTGTATGTTGCTCATCCCTCAATCCTCTTCGTGGTGGTCAGGCTGCCGAGTCCTAGAACGGGATTTCGTCATCTGTGAAACCGTTATCTGCTGGCACATCGCGTGCCGGCTTCGGCACCTGGCGCTGCGGGCGATCAGACTGGCCCTCGCTATTCGGCTTCCACGTATCAATGGCGGCGTACCACTTCCCGTTCTGCGACACCTTCACGTCGAAGTTGATCCAGTCGCCCCCCATGCTTTGCAGTGTCGCAATCAGATCCGCGCGCTTGATCGAACCCTTCGCCTTTACGTACTCCGGCGCGCGTTCGTTCGGAGCCTTGAACGTCAAGCCATTGATGAACTGTGCCTCTGCCATGTCATGCCGCCTCTTGAAGTTGGGAAAATGTCTCGTTAACCAGTTGCAGGAACTGTTCGCGCCGCTCGCGTAGCTTGCTGATTTCGTCCTCGCAATCCTTGCGCCACAACCGATGCGTGATGAGCTTCAGCGGTTCGGGGAAGTCGTCGCAAAAGCTGACAAAGTCGAACCATTCCAGCCCGGTGCAATCCAGGTGGCCGATGAGTTGCCAGCGATAGGCTGGGTCAAACGATCCGCGCCGCATCGTGGCGTAGTGAGTCGGCGCTATGACGGACTTGATTTCGATACCGCCTTCCGTGCCAACTAGGCCGTCCGGACTGTCGCCGTACTCGCCACAGTCAAAAAAACCGCCATTGCGAACATCGACAAAGTTCTCTTCCTCGTACCGCATCCGCGCGACCGGCTCCTGCTCATGGCCACGCTCCATGTGTTCGTTCGAGAAACTGTATTCCGCCCTGCGCCCTGTGCTGCGTTCCAGCGCGAGCTTGAGTGCGTAGCGCAAGGCCGGATCTCCGAACGCCTTGCCGTAGTTCGCCATGAAACAGGCAAAGTTGGACGCAGTGGCCTTGCCAAGCCGCAGCCCGAACCAAGCATCACTGTTCTGTTCTACGTCATGAAACTGCATCACGCCGCCGCCTGTTCCGGCGCGCACTCGGCCTTGATCTGCGCTTGGTGTTCCTCGCTGATATCCACGCGAGCCAGCACGCTATCCAGGTTGCCGTCACGCTTGAACGCGGCCTTGGCGTTGTCCCACAGCTTCGTCTTGTCCGGCGTCAGTACGTTGCGTGCCGGCGGCTTGCTACTGATCCGCAACCCTTCGACCGACTCCTTGCCGAACTTCACGTTCGGATCGACGTAGACCGTCACGCGCACGTTGTTCCATTCCTCGATAAACGGCGTTCCGGTCAGATTCTTCATCTGCTTGCTGTTCGTCGCGTTCAGAATCATCGGCTTCAGCTTCTCGCCGGGCCGCAACTCCTTTTCGACGAAATGCGCCGTGTTGAACAGATCCTTCGTTTTCTTCGTGTGGTCCGGTTCCAGACGCACATAGGCCACCGTGAGCATCGTCGGCTCAACAATGTCCGCGCTGCTCAGGTAGGGGCTGTCAAACGCCTTCCGGTAATGCGTTTTGTCAGTTGCGGTCATCTCGAATCCCTCCCGGTTAGCGCCGGGTCGCTGTGGTTAATGGGTTAGGCGTTGGACTGACGGAGATACTCGCGCGGGTCATCCTCGCCGGTTTCGTCATCGCACCAGTCCGTCCACTCGCCGTCATCGTCAAGCTGCACAAGCCCGCCCGAATTGCAGTAATCGGGCTTGACTTCGTTTTCAAACTGGAACGCGTCGTAGTCGGCAAGTACGTCCATAATCTTCGCTCCTTCTTCGAGCGTGGAAACATCGACGTAAAAAGGACTCATCGGAATTTGCGGAATCCACCAAACCCTCAATTTCTTTTCCATCACACTCTCCCGTTAATAGGTTGTTCGTGGGGCCGGTGGTGAATTTCCGGCTTGGACTCTTTCGGACTCGTTTCAGCGGGCTTAGTGGGTCCTTACGCCGCGCAATGCGCATCACCACTGCGCATTCCCACGAACACAAAAGCAGCCAGCTTTTCGTCTCTACGGATCGGCCTGCCCGCCGACTAGCTGCTTTGGTGTGCCGCCTGTAAGCCAAGCGGCAAGCCTTGTAATTGGCCGAGTGCCCGGGATTCGAACCCGATAGACCCCTAACTATCCACGCTTGACACTGGTTACCGTCGTAGAGCCAATGTCGAAACACGTTTCAAGCCACAGAAGGGGCGATGCAGCAACCTGCAACCGTGCCACCAAATCACGCTTGCACTCGATAAACGCACTCTTGGCATCCATGCCGCAGAGAGTGCCGCTGCTCCGGTACTGCAGTTCGTGGCCCGGATACACGAGGAGGTGCGCTGCAGTTCGCGTGTGTTTATGCCGCCATAGCTGGCGGGAAATAATCCGGGTCGTTGGCGGGAATGCCGACGAGGAAAGTTGTGGGGGTCATGGCATGGCCTCGCCAATTGCTGCAGCGGCTCGGACGATGGCGCGGCGGGTGGTGGCGCACGGATCTCCTGGGTAAGTGGGCTCACACTCCAATTTGTTGATGAAGTTTTTGTCGATGACAAGCCACAGCTTCACCGCCAGCCGCAGCGCGTCGGCATCGGAGTCCAGCGGGTTCCATCCGGTATGCACCAGCCCTTTTTCGTTGCGAACCCACAGTGAGGCGACAGGCGGGTCTAGCTCCATGCGTTCGCGGTTCATGCGGTGGCTCGTGTCGTAACCCGCAGCCTTCGCCGCAAGCTCCAGCAACTCACGATCCGTCTGCGCGCTCATGGCTTGGACTCGCGGGCGGCGAGCATGGCGTCAGCCCATCCATAGGCAAAGCGAGCCACGGTTTTCGCAACAGCTTCCGTGTTGGGATCGGCAGCGAATCCCTGCATCGCCTTCGCCGCGAAGTAATCGCGCAGGGTCATGCCTTGCGACGGCCATGCAAACTCCGTTTCGGAGTCAATGCCATCTGCCGGGAACGCCGGCCCACCATCTTTGATCTGCTCGCTCACAACATCACCTCATCTTCCGCCGAACTGACGCAGCGATCGGCAAATGAGTCCATCGCAATCTCACGGGCCAGCTTGCCGAGTTGGCAATCGTCCGTGCCGGTCATCAGCAGTTCGCGTACCTTGATCGTGCGCGCGTTGTCGTTGAACATGCCGTCACTCAACGCAATGTCCCACTCGTTGAGGTCACCCATCCGGCGAAACTTCCAGTCGTGCGCCGCGATGATGATCTGATTGGTGGACTCGAAATTCTCCTTGAGCTCCTCGGCATGCTTCACGATAAGCCGGTCCAGCGGGTCGAGTGACGTGCGGATCTGATCGGCCAGGAAGGCGTCGCGCCGTTCACCGGCAGACGTGTCGTTGTCGGGCGGCAGCGAGGAGTCGTGACGCGCTTGGGCTTGGTTGAGGTTCATGTGGTTTCTCCGGTAGCGGCGGCGATGGCGGAGCGCGCTGCCTCGACAGCCTTGGCATACGCCAGAACAATGTCCTCGAAACGTTCGGGATCGCCGTCGTCGTATGCGACCAGCAGTTCGCACGCCTTAAGCAACTTCGGCGCAGCGGCGATCAGGTGGGCGTTGGCTAGCATCTCAACATCGTGCGGACTTCTGCCCGGATAGTCGGAGTAGATGCAGGCGTGGTTCTCCCTCGCAGTACCCGGCTTGGGTGGGAACGGCCCGATCTTGTGGCAGATTCCGCAAGCTGTCATAACGGTTTCCAGCCGCCACGGCCCCGGCGTATGCCCGCTCATGACAACACCCCCGACCACCGCGCCAGCAGGATCAGCACCGCCACGATCCCCATCGGCGCAAGGAATACGGCCGAGTCGATCCATGTGAACGGTTCGGGCTTCGCGGTATTGCGCTTATTCGGCGAGCGGAGTAACCGCGCCTCGCGGGCTCGTTCGGCAGCGCGGCGATTTGCAAGCATGCGTTCCAAACGTGCCTGCGCCTGGCGGTCGGAAAGGGTTCGGAACTCGGTTTGACGGATGGCGTTCATGCGTAGTTCTCCGCCTCAAGCCGCGTGATGAAGAAATGCACACCATTGCTGCATTCGTCGGTCCAGTCGGAGTCGAATGCATCAGGGAGCACGCGGGTGCCAGCGACGTACTCGGTTTTGCCGTCGTGATTAGAAATGCCCTTGTCGCCGTTGAAAACTTCCAGTACATCGGCATACTCGGCGCGACACTTTCTGCCGAACGCATGGCAGCGCTTTGCCGACTCGGGAATGCGCAGCTTTACGATTACGCCATGTCGGCATTTCTTCCAGCCGATCAAGTCGCCTTCAGGAAGAATCCGCGTTTTTGCGATAGAGAGTTCTGCGTTCCGGGCATCGCTCAGGTTGGCATCGCTCAGGTTGGCATCGCTCAGGTTGGCATCGCTCAGGTTGGCATCGCTCAGGTTGGCACCGCGCAGGTTGGCATCGCTCAGGTTGGCACCGCTCAGGTTGGCATCGCGCAGGTTGGCACCGCGCAGGTTGGCACCGCTCAGGTTGGCATCGCGCAGGTT